AAGAGTATATATACCACACATATATACTCTTTTCTAATGTCTACTAAGGTTGTATAAGGAATTTATAGAAATGGCTGATGTAATTAATAACTTCCAGTCCCTTGCTAATGATGCTCCTAATGTAATGATTACTAAGAGGATGTATGAACTCTCTGAAAGAAACTTAGCATTAGGTCAGTTTGCTGATGATAGGGAACTAGAAGCCTATATGTCTAAGACTATGCGTATTGTAAGGTATAATAGGTTTAACATTCCTAATGCTCAATTAGTAGAAGGTGTACCTCCTGATTCTGTAGCACTTGGTTTTACCTTTGTAGATGTTACCCTTGAACAATGGGGTATTGTAGCTTTACTTACAGATGTAGGATTAGTAACTATTACTCACCCTATTCTACAAATAGCTATTGATAGGTGTTCTTTAGCCATTGCTGAATTAATGGAAAGAGAAATGGCTAATACTTTACTAAATACAGGTACTACTGTTATTTATGGAAATGCAGGTGTAACAACACGTGCATCTATTGTAAATACTGGTACTCCTAAGACTGATAGATTAACGACTTCTACACTTGTAAGTGCTACTGCTCAACTCCGTGCTCTAGGTGCTCCAGAATTTGAAGGTGGTCTCTATGGAGTAGTAGTGCAACCGCAACAAGAAGCTGATATGTTACTCAGTGATACTGTATTTCAGAATAGTTCTAACTTTGCTAGAGTGCGTAAGTTAGAGAATGCTGAGATTGGCATTTACATGGGTGGACATTTTGTACGAGGTAATTTTTTACCTATATATAGAGGTGAAGCTGCTCCTGATAGCTCCGCTGCTACTACTGTAAAAGCGAGAGCTACTGTTACAGATACAGGTGGTGCCCTTGCAACAGGAAACTATCAAGTCGTAGTTGTAGCAAGAGACCTTACAAGTGATTATGAGCGTAGAATCTCTCAGAATAGTGCTAACCTTGCAGTATCTGCATCTATTACAACAGGAAGTATTACCGTAACTACTCCTACTGCTGTTTCTTACTCCTACGACATCTACCTCACAAGAGTAGGTGCTACTATACCTTTTAAAGTAGTAAGTAGAGGACTTCCTAATACTTCTTATATCCTTACTACTCAACCTGCAGGTACAGAAACTATAGCTCCTACTGCTCCTGCTAGTGGCTTAGAAATATTCATGGCATGGATGTTAGGAAAGAATGCATTTGCACGTGTTAAACTCAATGCAATGTCTATGCAATCTTACATAACACCTCCTGGAGCTTCTTATTCTAACCCCATTGCTCAGGGACGTAAAGTAGGTACTAAAACTATGTTTAAGTGTGCTGTACAAGACCAGAACTTTATGATTCGTATTGAAACTGTAAGTTCTATAGGAGCATTTCTACCTACTACGTAAGGAGAGATATGAAGTGTAAGGTCTTTCTAGAGAGTGTGACTACAAAAGCACACTCTAATAAGCTAGAGCTTCTATTTACAAGTATATACGCTCTTACAGGATATGACTATGATCTGTCATTTCCTTCAGGTCAGTTCTCTATTAGCGTGAATAATCCAGCTCTATTTGACTCTTTTATACCTGGTAATGAATATGAAATAGAGCTTAGTATAGTAGTGGATACTTCTATACAAGTGGACCCTAAAGATGCCTAGTAAGAAACCTGTAAAGAATAAAAAGATCTTTGAGGAAGATCTATCTGTATTTGAGGGGATACAGAAAAAGGATGCTAAAGTACTAGAAGTATCTCCTCAACAAGCTTTAGAAACTTTATTAAAGCTTGGATTTAAAGTCCAACCCCCTAGTACTGAACAGGATATACAAGCTCATGAGGATACTATAAATCTACTAGGAATAGTAGAACCTTCTAAGTCAGTAAAAGGTAGAAAGAAAAAGGTTAAAAAGGAAGTACCTGAAAAGTTAAAAGCTACGTTATACTTTGGTCATAATCTTTCTACCGGAACATATGGTCCAGGTGAGATAGAGTTAGACATATCAGAGAAGGACTTATTTAACTCTCTCTTAAAACAAGACCAGATGTGTCTACAACAATTTAGAGAACCTTTCCTTCCTAGAGCTAATAGGTGTTATATTATTAAAGAAGGGACAGTAATTGCTAAGAGTAAGTATAGAAAGGTAGAAGTATCAGAAGCAGCGTTTAATTCTTCTAATGTATTTGAAGATTCATGTATTGAAGGAGTAGGAAATGCTGATTTACATAGACAAGGTATACCTATCCCGCAATATATTCCCTTTGGTAGAAATACAGGATTTTAATTATGATAGATTTACAAGGTGAATGGGATTTAGAGAGAGAGACCTTCCCTTTCTCTAGTGAAGAAGTACTTAGAGATGACTACTATTTAACTTTACCTAATAGTACTGGACTTGTAAAGCTTGGACAGAAGATTACTTTAAAAGATGGTAGGAAGTTTGGTAAAATTATTCCTATTCCATTTAATACATTAAAGGGTCTAGTAGAAGGATTAAATAGTGAAATATAAAGCCTTAATAAGTAGATATCTCACAATGGCTGATGAGAATATCCAGATAGTTATTAACGATACAGAGGATTTTACTTCCTTTAGAGATAGAGTCCATAATGCTTTAAGACTATGCGATAAAAGAGCTAATACACAGATGTATAGACTATTTGAAGATACAGACCTTACTGATTCTTTAAGTCCTGAAGAGTTTATAAAAGCAGAGTATGCTGCTACTCTTATGTATCCTCAGACACATACAGAGCCTATAAGGTTAGGAGAAAACACTGCTATAGAGTTTTCTAAGAATATGGCTTCAGGAGAGGTTATAAAGTTATTTCTACATGAAGTAGAGGGTTATGAAGAGATAGAAGAAGCAATAGAGAATATCTATAAACTTATAGATTATAGACTTGTACAGACTAATTCTAGAGAATTGGAATGTATAGAGTATTTTAAAACTCTACCTATGGATCTTAAAGTAAAAGTATCTATGATTCTAGATATTTTATATGGAAGAAATACAGTAGAAAACGTAGTAAGTAGAATTCAAGAAGAAAATAGTAATGAATTACCTAATGGGGTACGTATTAAAAGGAATGAAGAATGATATATGAAGTAGATCTTTCTAAGAGTATATGGAGGTATTTATATCATGAGATATATGATCGGATATATAGAATGGGAGTTGAAAATGATGGTACAGAGGAAACTATAACGAATAGAATCTTACGGTTAGTAGCTAAAGATAGTAACTTATATTTACTAGTAGAGTTAAAAGATTCAAACATAATCTCTCACGCTCTTATAAATATCTTAGGAACAGTAGCATTTATAGAACAAGTAGAAGCTGAGAGAAGAAGAGAAAATACCTTTGCTCAGGAAGTCCTTACATATATAGAAAATGTGATAAAAAAAGAACATCCAGAGATAACTCAAATGCTATTAAACACAAAGAGAGATGAGTATAGAGCTTTAGAACGTAAGTATGGATTTTCTGTATTTAATATTCTAATGAAGAAAGATATTAAAGAGAATATACAGAAAGAAGAGGAAGAAAAGTAATGGGTGGCTTTGCTGACATGTTTAGTACTGTAGGAGGATTTACTACTGGTACTCCAGGTGGATTTATGAACGTATTGGGGCCTGGAGGAATGGGTCTAACAGGTTCTACTCAATCTGGAAGTACTCAAGTTCAACTTGATCCTACCACTCAAGCTTTAAATACTCTAAGACTTAATAATTTATTAAACATGGGCGGATCTGTAGGAGGATTTGAAAACTTAATTCCTCAAGTCATGCAAAGTAGTCAATTCTCAGGAGATACTACTGCTTTAATAAATAACGCAATGAATTTAAGTGCTGTACCTGGTATGCAGCCTGGAGATTGGTTTAATCAAGCTTTAGGATCTATAGATCCTACACAACAAATAAATAGATTAAATAGTCTTACAAATGCTAACTCTGGAAATTTAAGTAATACTTTACAAAGTGAACTTGGTCAAGGTGGAGGGATGTTAAATGCCACTCTAGGACAGAACTTAGGAGCTTTACAAAATTTACAACCACAACTCTTAGGAGCTGGTAATGATTACTTCCATCAAATACTTGGCCCACAGATACAGAATCAGAATTCTTTAATGGGTCTAGGAAGAAGTGGAGCTAATGAAGAAGCTCAA